TTTACAAAGTCCATTTCACGGGGGTACCCTATGAATTGTCCAACCGTCCCAAATTGGGAAAAAATCAGAGAAGCTTATGAGACTACGCAAACATCTTTCAGGAAGCTACAGGACCAGTTTGGCGTTCCAAAAAGCACTATTTCTCTTCGAGCTAAAGAGGAAGGCTGGGTAAAGTTCAAAAAAGCTGTACCAGTCAGAGAAAACGCTACAGCAGTTAATCCAAATAATATTTTAAACGGTGTAGCAGTAAGAAAGATTGAAGAGATAGTTAAAGAGCTTGCAGGTCACTATTCGCCAGTTGATGAACCGTTGGTTGTTGCATATGCAAAAAGTTATCAGCGGTATTTAGAACTTGAAGCGATAGTAGATAAAGAGGGTGTTACGGTTGTGAGTCCTAAAACTGGAGCCACATACATGAACCCACATTTTTCAGCATTGCAGTCTGTAGTAAGTAATTTGACAAAACTTGGAGATCGTCTTGGGTTGTCTATCTCTAGTAGAAAGAGGTTAGGGCTTGTTCTTGGACAAGAGGATAAAACAGAATCTCTTTTTGATTTTGTTGAGAAAGTAAGCGGTGTAGATGCTGACGTTGATGATTTGGGGCTTGATATATGAGTGTTCCTTACTATGAGAAAACATTTGAGAGACATAAACGAGATCTTGAAGATGTAAAATCTGGTAAAAAACCTCATTTGAGATTTAATAAAAAGCTTGGGTTGGCGTATGTTGCAGTTATTGAGCAGCTTAAGCATTATAAGGGTGAACTGGCAGGGCAGAATATCAAACTAGAGCCTTGGCAAAAGAAAATGACTGCTATTTTGTTTGGTTGGCAACGTAAAAATGATAAAGGTGAGTGGGTAAGAAGATTTAACACTGCTTTCATCTTCATTCCGCGAAAGAATGGGAAAACTATTCTTGGTAGTGCGTTTGCAATAGCTGATTCGATCATACTGGGTGAAATTGGCGGTGAAGTTGTCATCTTTGCTACAAAGAGAAAGCAGGCTGGCTTAGCTTGGCACGGGTGCGAAATGATGTTAAAAATGCATCCGGAACTAAAGAAATATACAAAAGTTGCTTACTCTACTATTCGGATAACTAAGAAAGATATTACTTTCGATACATTAGGGCGTGATTCTGACACTGAAGATGGTCTTAATGTCTCTTTTGGACTTGCAGATGAGTATCACGCTCATCCAGACAACTCTCTTTGGAATGTTGTTGAATCTTCAATGGGTGCAAGAAAACAGCCTATTATGATGGCTATCACAACAGCAGGGTTTGATATAGAGTCTCCTGCTTATGCAATGTATGAGTATGCAAAAAAGGTTGTTGAAGGTGTTGTTGAAGATGACACTTTTTTCTCTTTTGTGGCAGAACCTGATCCAGGTGATGACATTTTTAAGGAAGAGACCTGGATAAAAGCAAATCCTAATTATGGGGTTAGCGTTTCTAAAGACTATATGCAGCGAAAAGCGCAAGCAGCTCTTAATCGTCCTGAAGAGAGAAATAACTTTAAAGTTAAGAATCTAAACATCTGGACCGCACAGGCTGAGGCATTTGTGAAGTTTGAAGATTGGAAAGCGTGTGCAGGGGAATTAGTAAAAGACAACGGTAGCATTGTAGCTGGTATCGACTTATCTTTAACAGATGACTTTAGCTCTATAGTATATGTAGCGGTTAGAGATGAAATATTTTACATTTATCCGAAATTCTACATCCCCGAAAGTGCCGTATTGGAGCGCGAGCGTGATTTGAGAGTGCCGCTTTATACTTGGGTTAAAGAAGGGTATATCACCACCACAAAGGGAAAATCGATCGACTATGAAACGATGCTGAGGATAATAGAAGCAGAATTGCCAAGAACAGAGGTAGTATGTTATGACCCATATAGAGCCAAGATAATAGTAAATAGACTCGAAAATGAGCTAGGTTATGATAGCTGCATACCTATTCGTCAGGGCTTTCTAACACTCTCTTCACCTACAAGTTTTCTAAGGAACCTGATAAGAGAAAAAAAGATAATCCACGATAATAATCCTGTAATGAACTGGATGATGTCTAATATGACTATTGTGTATGACAAAGCAGGAAACATCAAGCCGGATAAATCTAATCCGAGACGAAAGATTGATGGTGTTGCTGCATTAATCAACACATTAGCGTATTTGGTCCTGGAGTATGAAGAGAAAAAAACATCTATTTATGAGACTAGGGGGATAAGAGCTTTATGACAAATTTTGATCACGTTCCGTTTTTGGAAGTAGTAGAGAGAATTAAAGATATTATTTCGCATGAGGTTGAAGGTAGAGTATTTGATAGGCACGTTGCAGAAGCTTTAGGGCTTTCTACAAATACAGTACGAATATACAAGAGTGTTGATTATTTACCTTTAGAGCAGATAGCTTATTTTTGTGCAGTGCGTAATGTGTCTTTAGATTGGTTGATTTTTGATAGGGAAGTGGAGACTTTAGATATTAAGTGAAAATTTTTGTATAATATTAAAAACTAAAGAGGTAAAGATGAAACAAACAATGAAAACATCAAGTGGAAAGTTAGCAGTAGGGTTTTATGGAGTTACAGAAGGAAGAATCAATTATTTGTGTCTTCTGAAATCAGTTAGAATTAGTAGGTTTAGCACAATGAGAAAAAGAAGAAATTTAAAAATGGCTCATTCTTTCAGGGAAAATGGCGGAAAATTACATATAGATACTCCATTATTTGTTTAACAGGTAGTGTGTGCTACCTGCTCTTAGTTTTTATTTTTTCTATGTCTTCTTTGTTTAAACTCTTGAGAACTTGCAGTAAAAAGTGTCTTTTTTTAAGTATTTCAGGGTCTTTAGAACCTTTCTTGTGTTGCCAATTCATCAGAGTCCGATAAGAGATACCGAACTCTTTTCCTATTTCTTGCAGGGTCATTTGAAAATTTCTCCTAATATGCTATAATTTCAGAGCCACCTACCTAATAGGTAGCTCTATGAGAACTGTGGCTTTAGCCGACCTTTTTCCCTATGGGATTTGAAACTCACGTATTGGGTCGGCTATTCTGGTTTTTCATACTCATCTGCATCAATGCCATCAAACAATTCATCAAGAGTACAAATCTCTTCAATACCATCTGCATCAATAAATTTGTATTGTTTATTTTTATCTAAGTATCCTTCATATGTATTGTCATATTGATACATATCGCCATCTTCAAAAATCAAACCAGCTGGTTGATATCCAAGATAGTACTCTTTGTTGTTTTTGATATCAACAACTTCTGCCATTTCGATTGCTTTCATCTCATCTCCTTTTGTTGATATATGAAATTATTGCACACTTTAGCTTAAACAATTATGAAATAATTTCACAATTTGCAAAAAACATATACTCTCAATAAATACTTTTAGCCTGTTCCTAGAATCTATGCAAAAATTCAACTATGGAACAGTTAAAAGTACTTTTTGCAATAATCATATTTGTCTATTTTGTTATTCTGTCTATTGCCTTTGGTGTTGGGATTATATTTCCAGCATATATGAACATTGCAGTAGGTACCGCGCTGATTTCTGCTTCAATTACTTCAATCATCATTTTTTTATATGAGATTACAAGAGGTGCTAAATGAGCTTAGTATCTCGTTTTACAAACAGAACCAAGCCTATTTTACCTGCACAAGGCACTCAAAGCATATTTTATACTGTAGATGGTTTTTCAGGCGAAGTGAACTCTAAAACTGCATTAAAACATACAACTGTTTATACTTGCAATCAGGCGATAGCAGATCCTTTGGCAGCTGTTACTCTTTCTATTATGGAAAGAGATAGATATGACAAAAAGAAGGCTTATACGCATCCACTCTTCCAGCTCTTAAGAAACTCTCCAAACCCTTACAACACATCATTCGAATGGCGACAAATGATTGTTACAGATGTGAATATGCGTGGCAATCATTATAGTCAAATTGTGCGTAACGGTTTAGGTCAGATAGTAGGACTTTATCCGCTTATAGCTGATAATATGGAAGTTAAGTTGCGTACTAATGGAAAGCTTGCATATATCTATAAAACAACAGAAGGTAAGCAAGTAGCACTCAAACAAGAAGAAGTGCTACACATAAAAGGCTTACCTGATCAAAGTGGATTAGTTGGATTAAACCCTATTGAATACAACCGAAACGCTATTAAGCTATCAAGAACCACTGAACAATTTGGCATTAACTTCTTTGAGAATGGTGCAAATGGATCAGGTGTGCTTGAACATCCACAAACATTGAGTGAAGAAGCGTATGAGCGTTTAAGAAGTAGTTTTGAGGAGAAATACCAAGGTCTAACAAATAGTGGCAAGCCTATTATATTGGAAGAAGGGCTTAAATACACCCGTCTTTCACTCTCAAATGAAGACAGCCAATTCTTAGATACTCGTAAATTCCAAAAATCTGAGATAGCAGCATTATTCAAAGTACCGCCTTATATGCTCGGCGATATGGAAAAGTCCACATTCAACAATATGGAGCAGATGGCTACAAACTTTGTAATGAATACGCTTATGCCGTGGGCAGTAAAAATAGAGCAGGCTATGTGGAAAGCATTGCTAACAGAGGATGAGAAAGAGAGATATTTCTTCAGATTTAACCTAAATACTCTTATGCGTGGCGACTTTAAGACCCGCACGGAAGGGTACAGAACAATGATTAATTCAGGAATTATGACACCTAATGAAGCTCGTGCGCTTGAAGATATGAATAGTATGGGTGTAAAAGGTGACAACCACTATATGCAGATGAACATGGCGACACTTGAAGAGATTAACAAAGGAAAAGTTAATGAACAGAATTGAAATAACGGGTGAGATAGGCTGGGATACAACTGCCGAAATGGTTAAAGAGCAGTTGGACGCTATGGAAGGGGATGTTGAAGTAGTCATCAACTCTCCGGGTGGTTCAGTCTTTGATGGAGTAGCGATATATAACCATCTAGAAGCATACGATAAAGGCTCTATAAATGTAGTAATCAATGGTCTTGCAGCATCTATGGCTTCTTACATAGCTTTGGCAGGTGACACTGTGAAGGCTTATGACAATGCTACATATATGATCCACAATGTAAGCACTATAGCTTGGGGAGATCATAGAGATTTAAGAAAAGCAGCAGATACAGCAGAAGGATTAACTGCATTACTCTCTAAAAAGTATGTTGAAAAAACCAAATATCCAAAAGCAAGAATTCGTGAAATGATGGATGATGAGACTTGGATGTTTGGTGATGAGATTTTAAGCAATGGTTTTGCAGATGAGCTAATCAGCACTGAAGAGGATAAAGACTG